CCGGGTCGACCGAAGAGGGTAGAGACCTGGTTAGGGCCATCATGGATCAGGAGAGCAGCAACAACCAACTAGATGCAAAGTTTAATAAAGCGATGGAATCCTTTACAGAGGAACAGAAAAAGAAAGCTTCTGCAAAGAAGAAGTCGCTAGACGAAGCCGGGCAAAAGAGGCTTAATAACCTTATCAGCGCGCTTGAGAAAGTAGAAGAGGAAGCTGCTATTAAATCCCTGCGTAGCAAGATTAAGGCCAAGGAAACCAAGGAAGCCTTTCCACCACGGCCTGTCGAGGCCACAGTGGCCAAGCAGCCTACACCGAGAGTTAACCGCGTGCTTGATCCTATGAGCGTCGACGAGCGCAGGGCATTTGCGTACAGGGCGTGGGCACTCTACTCTGAGCACGTTGCCGCAGACGGAGACGGAGACGCTTTCGTGAGGACTATCAATCGTGCACTTGCTGCCGCTACAACGGTGAAGGGCAAAGAGAATAAGTTCAACCAAGTCCTCAACTTTGTATTTGACAACAACGGCATAGTCATGGTGCCAGACGTTTATTTCACTGACGTCAATGGCAATAAGACCTACCCAGAGCCTAAGGTAAAGAACCCACAATACAACTCAGCTGCTAGAAGAACTAGCGCATTTGACGCTACATTCACCGTCGAGGAGATGGAGAAGTTTGTGTCAGAACTGTCAACAATGAGAACGAGCAGGTTGGCTGGTGGCCTGCGACAAATCATCAGATACGCCAAGACGCATAATAAGGCCGCAGGCAAGAAGAAGCAGCTAAGATTCTACCTAACGATTGACCGCGAAACCGGCATGCCAAAGTTCTCGCTGTCAGTATCCCCAACGCGGCCAGGCCAGAAGTTCGTACCTACCCCTTATGCTCCGGGCGGAACCGACAGAGAGGGCAAGGTTAAGGCCGGTGGCGAGGCGTTTGACGACCCATTTGCTACCATGCAAGGCGATGCAAACAGACTCCAGTTCCTGACTGCTGACGACATTGAGGCTGTTCTACGAAGCGCCGGAGCCGACTCAGCAATCAAGGTAGTCCGCAGGGAATCTGAAATACTATCGCAGGCTGAGGGAGTTGCTAGCGCGGAAGACCTTGCCAGAGCTCAGCCATACGATCTTGTGTTCACCGAAGGATTCGACGCTGACGAAATCTCCGGAAGCCTGTTTGACGAGCTACCGGACCATGTCAAGGGAGACGACAGGTCTAAGGTTATGAAGATCATTCTTGACGCAGCAGTACGGGCAAGGTTCTTCCAGATCATGAAGACAGATCTAGACCAGCAAGGTATCGACAGCAGCTTCATCACTGAGGACGACCTTGACCCAAGCGCGTTCAAGAAAGTGGAAACCCCAGAGGGATCGAAGTATGTGCTGAAGCCAAGACTTGAGCAAGATGGCACGTTTGCTGGCCCATTTTCCAGACGAGGTAAGGGCCCAGTTAGAACACTCAAGCTTCAAGATATTGATGGAGACGACAGGACTTCTCGAGCACTTAAGGCCGTGCTTGAGCGAATCAAGCAGGGCGGAACGTACGCTGAGCAACTAGACATGGACGAGGCCGCACGACAAGCCGCTAACGTCCTGGATTTCCGCAACAAGGCTCTTGGCCTTGAGAGGGACTCTGCACGTCCAGCCAGCACAGAACCGATCGACATGGTGTCGAATAACGTTCTCGGACCATCAAGCAAGCTCCCAAGATTCTCACCTGGCGCAAAGGCTGGTATTGCTGGCGGCACAATCGCTGGTACACTGGCTGCGTACCTGCAGTTCGGCGCTGACGAGCAGGCCAAGGAGATTGCTCTTGCCTCACTACCAAGCCAGGTTGCATTCGAAGCCCTTGGCGCAGTGCCTAAGGTCGGCGGTCCTGTAGCAGCTGCTACGGGCCTGGGCGTGGCGTACGCGACTGGCGGGGACATGCTTCGGGCGCTTGCTGGCATTACCGGCTCCGTGGTCGGCGGTATCGCAGGTACGGGTGCCGGTCTCTTCACTGGACCTGGTGCGTTCGTAAGCGGCCTTGCAGGCAGCACGGCTGGGTACATGATTGCAGACAACCTGTACTCAGCGGTCACTGGTAAGTCACCAGCCAGCCAAGTGCCGAACAACATTGCAAGATCCAACTCGCTCATGGAGCAGAGGACGAGAACCCCAGGCGTGAGGGACGTCATGCCTGTAGTTAATAGGGATATAGCTGAGCTAGAGAGGATGGGCGGATAATGTTCAACACACAAGATCTTCAGTCATACGTCAACAGGTGCCTTCCGGCATTTGGGCTTTCCAACTGGAAGGTAGAGGTATCACGGCACCCAGCGGACGAGGATAACTGGGCCGATATCGAGGTATCAGACAACCTATGGACCGCTACCCTGCGGGTGTCCAGCGACTTCTGGGGGCTAGACCCAGAGGAGAAGCGCCGGATCGTAGCCCACGAGCTGCTCCACGTCCACTATGCAGGCCCAGAGCGAACTGTTGAGTCCCTCTCTAACGTACTTGGCAGCGAGTCATACGCCCTCCTTTCAGCCATCTTCGAGAAGGAGATTGAGCGCTCAGCCGATGCACTCTCCACCGTGGTAGCTAGACTGCTGCCTGGCGTAGATGTGCACAGCTCTTGACAAGCCTGGATATATATAGGAAGTATTAAGGAGTCTTAATGGCACGATTCAGGTTCGGAAGGCCAATCTCGCTGAGGTGGAACGGGCTGCTCATTGAGGGCCCTGCTAACACCGTGTTCGAGATCCCGGACGAATACTACGAAGAGTTCAACGAGGACATCGGCGGAGTTGAGCCGACCCTTGTGTGGTTAGATGGCGACGAGGGAGCAACGCTCCGGGCCAGGGTCACGGCGCTAGAGGTTGGCGGCGGTACAGTTGGGCCAGCGGGACCTACTGGGCCAGCGGGCCCTACAGGTGCAACGGGTGCTACTGGAGCCACTGGTCCTACGGGTCCGACTGGTCCTACTGGTGCTACGGGTGCTACGGGCGCAGCGGGTGCTACGGGTGCCACGGGCGCTACGGGAGCGACTGGACCAGGAGTAGCCGCTGGCGGTGCCGCTGGCGATATCCTTACCAAGAACAGCAGCACCAACTACGATACAATCTGGGCCGCTCCTGGGGCATCCCACACTCATTCGTCCCTGTCAAATAACCTTCAAATCAATAAGGCCGACTCTAAGCTACAGCTTCTGAACACCACATCTGGATCTGGAACCGAAGACGGTCTATACCTGCTTATGGCAGATACCGATGTTGGATATTTGTGGAACGCAGAAACTGCCGGTGCGCTTGTGCTTGGAACAGGTGGCGCAGAGCGGGTCAGGATTACTGCCGCTGGTAAGTTTGGTATCGGAACCAACTCACCATCCCATCAACTTGAGGTAGTTGGCCCATCAAGCGTAACAGCTGGGCTTAGTGCTGGCGGGTCGGGATTTGCTGAGCTAGAACTTGTTGGGCAAGCAGGAAAAAACTACATTACCTCTGACGACACGTTGTCATTTGATATTGGAGGGACAGAGAGAGCAACTGTTGCCACAACCGGTCTTGACGTAACATCTGGAACACTATCACAGGGTGGCACAGCAGTAAGTCTTTCCGGACACACGCACTCCACCAGCAACATCACCAGCGGGAACTTTGCTGCTACCGTTTCTGGCGGAACGGGTGTAACCGTAACTGGCGGCACTGGCAATGCATCAACACCAAGCATTGCGATTGGGCAGGCCGTTGAAACAGGAAGCAACGTCACATTTAATCAGGTTACCGCCTCTGATTATATTAAGCTGTCAGCATGGAACCACGCTTCGGCAAGCAATGACGGGTCCGCAAATAGCGTTACGGTGACTACGGCTGGAACCTATTATGCAATCGGCGGATCATCCTGTGAAATCTCGTTTACCCCAGATTTCGTCGGACAAGAGTTCCTAATCACAATGACTGGATATGCTAGTCTCAACACAACAGTTATTCAGTATGCTTTTGTTCGCGTAGACGTTACCGATTCCTCAAATAACCAGATCGCCGTTTTGGGATATGGCCGCGCAGATAACTTCGGAACAAGCGGACGAGGCGGAACCGTAGCTCTTACTAAGACCTGGGTTGCAGACTCAACGAGCGCAAGAAAAATCAAACTGTACGGCACGGCGCAAACCACAAACGGCCTAGTCCTAACACTTTCCTACTGGCAGCTGAATGCCATGGCCCTTGCGTAATGAAGTTGCTCAGCAAGTGCGCAGTGTGCGCCAGTCCATTGGTAGACGTGATCAACCGAAAGATGACCGAGGGCATGTCCGACATCAAGATCAGCCTGTGGCTAAAGGCAGAGAACTCCTACATCAGCAGGATCACGTTAGGAAATCACAAGCGCCAGCACCTTACCGAAGAGCACATGAATGCTCGTAAGCAGGTAGCCAAGAAGGTGCAGCAGGCAGTGCAGATTGAGGCTACCAATAGCGACTTGGCCAAGCTTGTAAGCGGATACGTCTTCAAGATGGTCGAAAACGGGGATCTAGTTCCGACACTGTCGGAGGGACTCCGGGCCCAGGAAATGCTGGACCGAAGAAAGGAAAAGAACGCAGATCGAGGTCTCGCAGTCGCAATGGCTGGGATTCTCGGGGGCGGATCATATACTCTGATCGCAGAGGAGGTAGACAATGAACAAGGAACTTAAGGCTGTACTGGCGTCCTGGGGGCGCTCGTTCCTAGCCGCAGTAGTCGCCCAGCTGATCGTGCTTGGGGACGGCGTTCTCGACCTTAACCGTGACGGCATTCGCTCGCTCGCGGCTGCGGGCCTTGCAGCTGTTCTCCCAGTAATCCTTCGCTGGCTTAATCCGGACGATGTTGCGTTCGGGAACAAAGGAGAATAACTATGGCACCACCAAAGAAGGTAAACAGAAGCGTTGAAGGATCGACTAAGGTCGAAAGCCGTGGTAACACAGGCAAGAGCACTCCTGGCAAGCGCTATACCAGCGGAGCTCCGGCTCGCGGAACCCAAGCTCGCAAGGATATGCTTGCTGATATGCAGCGCCTTGTTAACTATGTAAGCACTGGCAAGTTTAAGAACTGGAAAGAGAAGAGGAAGATCTGGGCACAGATTGACAACTACCGAGTAGCGCTTGGCACTTTGAAGGAAGACAAGCGCAAGTCGAAGAGCAACGCCACCGGCGTAAGCACTTATGCCGACGGTACAATCAAGGTGAAGAAGGAAGCCGGATTTGATCGAGACTCCGGTCGTGGCGGTGGCCGCAAGTCCTCGCAGATGGCCGATGGCGGCGGGAAGCCTACTAAGCCGAAGGGCAAGCCAGGCAGTCCTAAGCCTCGTCCAGTATACGTACAGGCTGGGCAGTCGTTCGACTACATGCCGTTTGACGGCGCTCATCCAGAGAAGTCAAAGCGAACTGCAGCCCAGGTTTACAAGGATAAGATTGTAATGCCGGCTGAGAAGGCCAAGCAGGGAGAGTCACGTAAGGACTACATCCTGCGCAAGACTAAGGAAGGACTCGCCAAGGGCGGGACGCGTGGTCGATAATGTTGGGGAAGAAGAAGGCTCCAAAGAGCCAGCCAAACCCGAACCCAGATCGATCAAAGATTACCTACAGGGTTAAGGAGAAGAGAACTCCTGGGATTCCAGCTAGCTCAGCTCCTTATCGATATCGTACAGTTAAAACATCAAGGGGGAGATAATGCCAGGTAAGAAGATGCCAGCGTTCCTTATGGATATGTACGCCAAGAAGGGCGCTAAGGGAAAGGCCAAGCCTAAGGGCAAGGCAGCAAAGGGAAAGAAGCTTCCCAAGGGCGGCAAGACTCTCTTTGGTACCAACAAAGCCGGTCAGCGCACCGTAGCCCAGCGTGGCTAAGACTCCAGCCTGGACTCGCAAGGAAGGTAAGAATCCTGCGGGTGGGCTCAACGCTAAGGGGCGTGCTTCCTACAAGGGGGGCACGCTCAAGGCGCCGGTTAAGGCCGGCGACAATCCGCGTCGTGCGTCGTTCCTGGCCCGCATGGGTAACATGCCCGGGCCGGAGCGGGACTCCAAAGGGCGACCGACGCGTCTCCTGCTCTCACTTCAAGCGTGGGGAGCTAGCAGCAAAGCTGACGCTAAAGCTAAGGCTAAGGCGATTAGCGCTCGAAACAAAGGAAGAACTGCTTGAACATTAATGCTGAGATTGCCCAAGATCTCGCCAGAGGCCGAACCGACATCGGTTTCTTCACCTCTCGCTGGCTAGGTGTCAATCTCAATCCGGGCCAGTTGGCCTGGTTAGAAGGTATGGTTGCCCGTGATGAGACAGGGTTCAGGCCTAAATACCTGACCACTGTGTGCAGCGCTGGCAACCGGGCCGGTAAGACTTTGGGGATGGCGGTTGGAGTCCTGCACTCTGCCACCTACAAGCTGGGACTTCGTCCCCCGACCGCTGGGTCCATTGAGGATGCCGAACGTTGGACTACCGAGCCTTACGAATGGTATCACATTGGTATCCAGCAGGAAACTGCCGAGTTGGTGCATAGGGAACTATCGATGCTTCTTCAAGGAAGCCATCCGGCCCAACGCGGTAGGGGATGCCCAATCGTGAAAGAGATCGGTCCAGTATATAACCTAGAGAAGAAGTACCGCGGTGAGTACCTGTGGATCAAGGTTGACCCCATCTTCGGCGGGGCAAACATCCACTTCCGCACCACTCAGGACAAGGCCAAGGCCCTCCTGGGCAAGGACATGAATGGCA